TCGTATTCATGTAATACGTTAAGGGCTTTTTGTTCCAATAATCCTGAGTTTTCATTTATGGAATTTTCCAAGTCAAATAGTTTTAATAAAGAAATATAATCAATTTTCTTGTATTTATCAATAATGGCAAATAAAGTACCAATTACACGAATATCCAAATTCTTTGGTGAACAGGATTTTAACCTAAATATCTCAATGGGCGAGGAATGGTTATATGGTGATATGAACTTTACATTGGTTTTATACCGTGTTGATAAGAGTAAAACAAATCAAGATGATGTTTATGGTGAAGCCTTAACAGACTCAATCTCATATTTGGCACCTGTTGAAATCAAAGCCTTTGTTAAAATTGAAGCACCAAGTCAGGCAACTTTTGGAGCATCAAAATTAAGTCAAACAGAACCTGGTAATTTAGTTATGAGCGTTTATCTTCATTATTTAGAAGAGGAAGCAATTACAATTTCATATGGTGATTACATAGGTTATCCTGAAACTGAAAGTAGAATGAGATATTATTCTGTTGCAGATGACGGAAGGATTACATCGGATAATAAACACACTTATGGTGGATACAAACCATTTTACAGAACATTTATTTGTACACCTGTAAGTGAAGACGAATTTAAGGGAATATAATGGCAACACCAAAAAAACTTCTTAAAACCATTTCTTTATCACCAAAGAAAATTCTTCAACCAAGAAGGGAAGAGTTGTTGGAACAAATTCAAAAAGATGGAACTTATCTTCCAAAAGGAATTTATCATGCCGACTTGGATAGGGGAATGTTGGATTTTGTTAAAAATGATTTGGGAATTAATGTTAATGGAAAAGTTGTTAATACTGTTGATGTAATTATTACAACTCAGAACTGGGCTCAGTTTACACAAACTTGGAACTTTCAAGATTTGGATTCAAATATTAAACCGCCCTTTGTTGCAACGGTTAGAAAACCTGAAACACCTTATGGAACAAATCAGGGAGCAACAAATTATAGAATACCGGGAAGACCATTGTTCCAATACGCATTGGTTCCAAATTTTGACGGAGCAAGAAATGGTATGGATGTTTATAAAATACCACAACCAATTCCCGTTGACATTACATTTGAGGTAAAAATTTTTACAAACAGAATGAGAGAACTAAACTCATTTAACCAAAAAGTACTTGATAAATTTTCATCAAGACAGGCGTATGCTTTAATTAAGGGTAGATATATTCCAATTATTATGGAATCCATTTCTGATGAATCAGTTGTTGAACTACAAAAAAGAAGATACTTTATTCAAAACTATACATTTAAAATGTTGGGTGTTCTATTAGATGAGGAACAGTTTGAAGTAGCACCTGCGGTATCAAGAGTTTTAACTATGGTAGATGTTAGTGTTAAAACAAGGGCAAGAAAAGCGGTATCAAAAGAACCTAATCCCGATACCGTGCCAACCAATTATCAATTTATTGGTTCTAACACAATTTTAAATCAAAATTCAATACCAACCAATTATGATTTTTATTTTGTGAATTCAAATAATGTTGAACATTATAGTGCGTTTACTGTAACACAGGGAACTGAATTATATATTGGAAAAGATTTATCATATTTTCCTTTGGGTGTTGATACGGGATTAAAGGTTGTTATTGAAAAACAAACGGGTAAAACCAACCAAGATTCAAATATTTTATTTGATATCAAATTAGTCTAACGGGTCACCGTAAATGTCAGTTTTTACACGGCATTTTTCTTTAATTAAATTTTCTAAAAATCCGTAAATCTTAAGTCCATTCTGTTCACAATATTTTTTAAGAATTGCGTGTGATTCTTCAGAAATCTTTATATTCTTTATTTTCTTGGGGGTTTTTTTCATAAGGCAGAAAAAAGGTAGAATTTATTCATACTGATTTATAAATAGTATCCGTATACTAAGTTTTTTACAAAAATCAATAATATTTATGTATTAAATAAAACAACTTATAAAAAAACAAACAAATAATGGCAACATCAAATAAAGTTTTCGTTTCACCTGGGGTATACACTTCAGAACGTGACTTATCATTTGTAGCACAGAGCGTAGGTGTTACAACGTTAGGTATTGTAGGAGAAACTTTGAAGGGTCCGGCTTTTGAGCCAATCTTCGTTTCAAGTTTCGATGAATTTTCAGCAATTTTCGGTGGTACATCTCCTGAAAAATTTGTGAATACACAAATACCAAAATACGAAGCGGCGTATATCGCCAAATCATACTTATCACAATCTAACCAGTTATTCGTATCAAGAATTCTTGGTTTATCGGGTTATGATGCGGGACCATCTTGGTCTATTAGTACAATTGCAAACGTGAGCGGTAGTTCAGTAACACAAAGTACTGTATTGTCATCTGTTTCTGTAACGTTTACAGGAACAACAGGTGGTACATCAACAGTTTCATTTGGTTCTTTTTCATCCGCGATTTTTAATAACGACTTATATAATCAATTTACATTGTCAGATGGTACAACATCAACAATTATTGATACCTTAAAAACATTTGTAAATGGTGTTATTGGGTCAAACTCATCAGCGGCTTCAACAAGTGGAACAACGGCTTATGTGTTTGGAACATTACCTGACACTTATTACAACTCATTGACAGGTGCAGGATATACGGGGTTAACAAATGTATATAGTGTACCAAGTTTAAAAGATACTTTAACGGACTACTCAAGTAGAAATAACGACTCTTGGTATTACTCACAGTTTGACCCAACAACGGGTAATGGATATTCGGGATATTCTTTTGAATCAAGAATTGATACATTGACTGGTGCATCTGGTTCATTCTCGGGTTCAGTACAATTGTCGGCGTTTACACAAATTGGTACTGCGTTTACTAACTATAATGATGTTGTAATAGCAACTCTTCGTTCAAGAGGTATCGCAGCATACAACAACTCAACAAATCCTGATTATCAAGTTACGGGAACAACTAATGTCATTTTAGACTTTAATGGTGTATATAGTGGGGCGTCAATGAGTCCTTATTCACCGTTTGGTGTTTCGGGTGTTACATATGAAGGTAACCCATTCTCATTTAAAGTTTCAATGGATTCTACTGACACCAATTACATATCAAAAGTATTTGGTCAATCAAATTTTGGAAAACCAAGTAATGAAGTACCTTTGTTTGTTGAGGAACAATTTACTAATTTCTTAAACTACTCATACAAAAAAGGTTATATTAGAGGTATACAATCATCAGTAACCGCATTACCGTCAGCACAAGACGATAACAGTTTAAACCGTTCAATTGGTTGGTACTTAGAACAATATCAAACACCTGAAACACCATATTTGGTTTCTGAATTAAGGGGTACAAGTGTTTATAAATTATTTAAGTTTATCTTAATTTCAGACGGTAACGACGCAAACCAAGAAGTTAAAATTTCAATTTTAAACATTTCGTTTAATAATGGAACATTTGATGTAGGAATTAGAGCTTACAATGATACAGACGCAAATCCTGTTTACTTAGAAAAATTTACAAATTGTACAATGAATGTAGGTACCAATAGTTATGTTGGTGTTAAAATAGGAACGAGTGATGGCGAATACGCCGTAAGGTCAAAATATGTAATGTTAGAAATGAGTAACGAAGCACCTTTAGACGCATTACCGTGTGGTTTTGAGGGTTACTTAATGAGAAATTACTTTGGAGCTGTTACACCATTCCCAATTTACAAAACTAAATATGATGTTGCTGGTGAAGTAATTTATCAACCACCATTCTCAACAGTTCAAAGAAGCTCTGGAGATAAAATTAATAGAACGTTCTTAGGTCTTTCTGATACAATTGGATATGACCCTGAATATTACAACTATAAAGGAAAACAAAACCCACCTAACATTGCAACTGCGGTATCGTCAAGTGATTGGGATTTTGTATCAAAAGGTTATCACATGGACTCAGGAGCAACTGCTGTTACCATTTCAAGCGTTTATAGCACATCAGGTACTTCAGCATTTGAAGTTGGTAATGCGTCGTTTACTTCTGACCCGACAAACCCAACAAATCCATACTTCAGAATTCAATCAAGAAAATTCACATTGTTTGCACGTGGTGGATTTGACGGATGGGACATTTATAGAGAGTATAGAACAAACAATGATACCTATGTGTTAGGTGGTTCGGGTTATATGAAAGGTGCTGCACCATCAACACAATTTCCAACTGCGACTGGATGGGGAGCGTTTAAACAAATTACCGTTGAGGGTAACTCAACTGATTTTGCAAACACCGACTATTATGCATATTTGTTAGGTCAACAAACATTTGGTAATCCTGAAGCGACAAACATTAACGTATTTGTAACTCCGGGTATTGATTTTGTTAACAACTCAAACTTAATTGAAGACGCAATTGATATGATTGAATCTCAAAGAGCTGACTCATTATACATCATGACTTGTCCTGATTATAATATGTTTGTAGACACTACAACATCAGTAGCAACAGATTTAATTTATCCAACTGAAGCGGTTGACAACTTAGATACAGTTGGTATTGATTCAAACTATACCGCGACGTACTACCCTTGGGTATTAACAAGAGATACTGTTAATAATACACAAATTTATCTTCCACCAACTGCGGAAGTTTGTAGAAACTTAGCGTTAACTGATAACATTTCATTCCCTTGGTTCGCATCTGCGGGTTACACAAGAGGTATTGTAAATTCGGTTAAAGCTCGTAAGAAACTTACACAAGACGACAGAGATACTTTATATCAAGGTAGAATTAACCCAATCGCAACATTCTCAGATGTTGGAACATTAATTTGGGGTAACAAAACTACCCAAGTTGCTGAATCAGCTCTTGATAGAATCAACGTAAGAAGATTGTTATTACAAGCTCGTAAGTTGATTTCAGCAGTGGCTGTTAGATTGTTGTTTGAACAAAATGATGACAAAGTTAGACAAGATTTCTTGGACTCTGTTAATCCAATCTTGGATTCAATCAGAAGAGATAGAGGTTTAATTGACTTTAGAGTTGTTGTAACAAACACACCTGAAGACTTAGACAGAAATACAATGACAGGTAAAATTTACCTTAAACCAACAAAGGCTCTTGAATTCATTGACATTGAGTTCTTGATTACACCAACAGGAGCTTCGTTTGAAAATATCTAAAAATAAACACGGGAGATGAAATAAAACTCTTCTCCCTATTATTTATATATAAAACTATGGAATTCACGAA